TGTCCACGTGTTATCATCTCCACATAAGGCCATCGACACATTACTTAAAAATTCAGCAAGTGAAGTTTCCTCCTTCTCTGGACAATTTCGTATCCAGGCATAGGACAAGAGGGTAAACAGAATCAACGTGTTGTCGTTGATAGTGTTAACACTTCCTGAAGGGTTTCCACCAAGCTTCAGTACTAAAATTCCCTCAGGCGAAATGATCAAAGTATTGACCAAATTTCGGTAATATGTCTTAATACGTCGAAGATTTCCCGGCGTGCGATCTTCCACACGCAAACATCCCCAACGGTATCGTGCACACCCCCACATCATGTAGGAGCGCAAACTTGAATCGTATTCACTTTCATCCAAGGCATATCCATGCGGATGGGTATCGAGTTTTTGCAACAAACGACCCCAATTTCCGTTCATTGGACTCCAACCTACAGTGGATGCAGAACGCAACCAAGCTGCATTCATCTTTTCATTCATATCCGCAAATAATCTGTTACCGTCGACTGTTGCATCAACGGCCATAGCTGTAAACGTACGGATTTTATTTTGAGCAGTCTTTTCTGATGGACGAATTTCTTCCTTTAAAGAATTCGTACAAAGATAAGTATGATTTGGGTCAACAGCCAGCAAATCCCAACTTTCCGCAAACGTGGTCATGATAGTTTCATCATGCTCCAACAGGTCACCCTTCGTTGCGTAGAGACGATTATAAGGCGCACCAGAAGACGTAGTCTTATCTAGTTTCTCGACAACTTGTTCGAGATCGCGCACTACAGAATCTCTCATATAATGCCCAAAATGTTTTGCAGTCCATTCCCACGCACGATTCATATCGCTAACCTGCCCATCATCCATGAACGGGCAATCCTTAGCATATTTGCTTAAAGATTTGTAGGATGCTTCTTCGTTTGGAACAGGCAATCCCCATTCAGGTGGTTGTTCGATGCCATGATCCTCATAGTACATTGCTATAAAAGGATCCACACCACGACGATTTTTATACCCCGTATGTCGTATTACGGAACCAACTAATGGAAAGTGTGTTTCGGGAAGCCACTTGTCATGTTCTTCACTCAAATTACCCCAATCTCGAAAGATCGGCCCCCCCTGAGAGTCCAACCGGTACTTCTCAGGAAATCGGTCAAAGACCGATTGCTCG